TTTACTTTCCAACCGTGCGGAATAACACTTTTTAAATATCCCGGACGACCTTGAACGCTGATTCGTTTACAGCCATTCAATTTACCCATCTCTTCGATGGCTTTAATAATTTTATCTACCCATAATTTATAATATTTACCCGTTAAAATTAAAACTTGGTATTCTTTAAAGTTTGGTAGCTTCATAAACTGGGTAACCATTACACCAAATACTTTATTCTCTATACCGTCATCTGATCCATATATAATAAACAATTGATTAGTATCATTCTTACAGTTGGCTTTAATATGAGAAGACTCTGCCCAGCCTCCGCCATATTTTAAAGATTCTTTAATTTGAAATTCTACTAATGGCCACATATTATCTACGTCTTTAGGGCCAATAGCTAATACTTCAATTTCTTTTTTAATGTTTTGTTTTTTTGCTTGCATCTAATAAATCAAATATCCTTTTAAATTTTTTCTGTTGATCGTAAAAGAAAGCTGCACCTTTCTTTCTCATCTCTTTTCTATCAGCTATAGAAGCCCCTTCTAAAATACCTGCTCCTAATATAGCATCTGCTCTGGATACAAATTCACCATCTGCTAATTGAGCTAGAATAGTATCTTCGTCTTTATCTCCTTGGGGATCCTCTAAATAGCCTCCGGCTCTTATATAATTTTGTGTATCTTTTTCATCGTGTGTAGTTTTAGACGGAAGGTAATTAACTCCTCCTTGATTAAATTTTTTAACACTCGCTAATCCCCCTGTATTATAATTATACACATTTTGATTTGAGTATAAGGAAGGAGTGGCACTCCAGTTACTAGCATACTCTCCTAAGCCGCCTGTTAATTTGGATTGTTTATCGTATGCTTTTTTATAATCTTCTTCAGTGAAAGGTGGTTTAGGATCATCTCCTTTAAACATTTCTCCTAATCCTACAGCTGCTGCTGCGCCATAACCTAGTTTTGCTCCAGGCTTTTGTTTATCCCACCAAGGCATTGCTTTATTTTTCATAAAACCTTGAAGACCTGTTGCCTTTACAGGTGTAGCTCCTTTAGCTTGCATGGTAGCTGTGTTAACTCCTGGTGTTCCCCAAAAAGATTTTATTCCACTAAAAGGGGCTGCTCCTTGTGCTCCTCCATATGAAGTAAAAGGTCCCATTCCTGCCATACCAGCTAGTTGACCTGCACCTCCTACTAAGAAGGCATCTCTAAATGATCTACCTGTTGATTTTCCTCTAAGTTTTTGTACGCCAAATGTGGCCAAAGCTAATGTTAATGGATCCATAATAATAAATATCTATTGTATTTACCATTTTACCTATAAAAGTGCCTGATATCAATATCACACCGCTGTCAACTCATCTCTTAATGATCCGGTATAAGACTTCTCTCCTGTATGGATAAGTTTCTCATCTACTAAACCATGAATTTTGCCCCCTATATCTGTCCATAATTTACAAAAATAGAAGTCCTCACCAAGGTAAGTTTCATCATCTTGATTATAATAAGTATCAAAAAAATTATAAAAATTAGGTCTTCTTACCATCTTCCCATCTATAACATGGTCTTGTTTAATAGTTAATTTAGGGTATTCCTTGATTAACTTCGTAAACACTGAGCGTTGCATCATCATACATCCTGTAGGGGCTCTGTGTAGTTCTATCCAACTATCTTTAAGTTTAATATTATTAGGATCTTTAACATGAATAGGAAAGGTTAACCCCATGCTATCTATATCATCGTCAGGTCTTTCTTTAAGATCCTTTCTAAATTTGTTTTGATTAACTGTTTTCATTGGGTAGGGAATACAACTAAGTTCATAAGGAGAATGTAATAGTCTAAAAATAGATCTAGTATTAAAAGAAATATCCGAATCAATAAATAAAAAATGAGTACAGTTAGAAGTAATGAAAGAAGAGGCAGCTAAATTTCTTCCTTGAGTAACTAAACTACTTTTAAGTATTTGAAAGGTAACTTGATAATTATTTAAAAGACATTCTTTTTGTAAGTCTAGAATAGATTTACAATAATGTAATTGAACCGTGTCGTAACACGGGGTTGCTACCATTAAACTAATTTTAGTTTTGGTTGGCTGATCTAATTTTTTCTCTTTTGGCACGGTAAGCTCCGGTTAAAAATCTTTTCCAAAACATTCCTATAACATTCCAATCATAGAATTTTTTGTAGTATGCTTTTTGAAAATCTAATATATCATTAATATCTTTTGAGAACATAGATTGAAGACCTTCTATTCCTGCAGTAAATCTTTCAGTTAATATTTTATGATCTGAAGTATAGGGAACATAGATAGGAAACTCTGCACAAGTTTCAGGAATGGCGCCGAGGTCCGTGGTTAGTAAAACTAGACCAGAAGCTAATGCTTCCATGGCTGAAATACAAAAAGTTTCTTCCCAAATAGATGGATAAACAAAGGCATCATACTCAGGAAGCTTTATTAATAATTCTTTATGTGGACAATACCCTTTATAATTTACATTAGGTAATTTCTTAGCTTTTTCATACAACTTCAGGTAGTGCTTATCATTCTGTTGTTTAAAAGAATCTCCATAAATTTGAGTGCTAGAATAAACATCTAAGGTAACATTCTTATTGCTTTTTAATTGCTCCATACTATTTAAAAGCACTTCTAATCCTCTCCATGGAGTAGAAAAATAAATTAATTTGATTTTATTAGTAGGTTTTTGTTTCTTTTTAACTACTAATTCATCATAATCAATTCCATTTTTAATTACTAAACAATTAGGGGATTCTAATTTAAAAACATATCTATACTTTTCATAAGACCAATGAGAATTAAATACATACCAATCGTATTTTTTATGATTATCAGGTTTATAAAACCAAGGAGCAATGTTAGGTTGATCAAAAGAATTTTTAAGCCACAAAATATTAGATCGAACAGGATGAAGAGGTTCTTTTTCGGGAACAGAAGTTGTAATTTGAACAGAGTCCCAATGAGTAGGACAATACTTTTTAAGATAATCTAATTGAATTTCGGTTCCACCGTATGGCTGCATTATTTGGTTTTACCAAATACTTCCAAAGATGCAACTGTTATTTCTATATCCTGTCTAAAATCATCTGAAACAGTATCAGTCCCAGGATTAGCTACATCAGCATCAAATTCTGCTTTATCAGCGTAAACCTTGCCGGTTCTTTTATTCTTTACTATTTCTTTGACCTTTGCAGGTACTTTAATTGGGTCTGTCATTATGCCGTTCCTTGATCCCCTGTTAATAATGCGTAAGAGATCATTCCTTTTATTACATTACCAGTGCCTGCCTTTAATTTCAAGGCATCACTTTCTTCTAAAACTATAGGTCCTTTAGCTAAATTTACTGTAGTCATAGTGCTTATTTTTGTAGTGGTAATTTGGGATGTACTTGTTGCACTAGCATCATAAACATGTGCAGTAACTGTAGTTGTTCCACTACTAACATTTTCAGTTTGAATATTTTGTAAAATAGCTCTTGAACTAACACTTAAAGTTAAGACGGTAGTTTGGGCTGTTCCTGTTAAACTAAATCTTGCATTCTTATATTGTATTGCCATTATCTACCTTGTCCTCTATATTTTTTATACGAACGCTTCTCCGATTTTGAGAGACGTTTCTTGTGTCTTTTAATTTTTTTCTTACTCTTTTTAACATAGGTATTAACCCCAAACAAACTTTTTTTCTTAGCCATAAGTTACATTAAACCATTGAAACGCTTGTGAATCATTTTCAATTGTTCTTTGATATGATGTATTTAGTTGCGTTTTAAGTTCTTCCATTTTAAATTTAATTTGTCTTTGATTAGATGGATCATATTCATCTGTAGGTTCTTGAAATTGTACAGTTACTTTAGCCATTATCTTCTTCCATCTGGTTGTATATCTGCTCTAAAAGTTCCAAATCTCCAAGTCTCATTCTTGCCATCATTCTCTACTTTTAAATTAATTAATCTTGCTCTAGCTCGCATGTCTACTTTTGTAGTTGTTGAAGTAATAGAAACCGGGCTTAATCCCGAAGCTGTTTCGCTATCTGCTGGATAGTCTTTTAAGTTTAAAGAAATTTTTGCAGTACCTGTTAAGGTTTTAAAATCAGGAATAAATCTTCTAATCTTCATAATATATTCTCCATCACCATCTACATCTAAATCAAAATCTCCTGATTGAATGTGGGCTGCAATAGCCGTAGATGTTCCGGTAGCTGTCACCGCATTGTTTCCAGTTTCATGCTTATACATTTTAGTAATACCCTGTGTGTTTCCATATATTAAAGGAGTATCAGAAGTTTGTGTATTTGAAATATATTCAGTAGCATAAGGTTTAGGTTGTACATCGGCATCTACCCATCCCGTTCTTGCTAAACTTCCTGTAGTCCAAACTCCTCCAGGCATTGCTGCGCTTTCGGCAAAATTAAATGAAACATATCTATCTATTACTGAACTACTTTCTGTAGGATAAAACCAAGTTATTTCACTAAACAAGTTATTGACGCCTGCTGCCACAATTTGACCTGAAGTATAATTAATATCTTGAAACACATAGTCTTCTACATTACATGTTAAATTTTTAACAGTACCATCAAACATAAAGAAACCACCCGCATCACCCATCCAAAAAACTTTACCATCGGCAAACGCTACCGCATTATGCCCTATGGTTCCACAGTTGGTACCTACTTGTCTAACAGAAAAAGTAAAAGGTGGTCCAACGAATTGCATTACATACGCAGCTTTATCCGTTAAAACAAATACAAAGTCTCTTCCTTGAATAGCTGCCCTTATTTCAGAACCTGAAGATAGTCTCATAGTTCCAGCTGTGTTAGTAGATGTAGGAACCCAATCATTTCTATCTTCTTGATCAGAGAATCTAATAAACATTTTATCTTGAGTAGTTGTAGTTCCTATAGTGGTTTCAGTTCCAAATAAAATAACGTGTCTATCTTTTTCAGATACAATCATAGTTTCTGATGCAGTAGGTGCATTAGATACCACCGTGGCTCGTGTAGCTACAGCAGTGGGAACGTCAACATTTTCTGGATCCCATTGAAAAGTTTTTCCACCTCTTATAGTTGCTAACAATAAAGAACCAAAGTTATCTAATTGCCATTGTCCTGGTTGTAAAATTACTTGTGTAGATGTAGAAGCATCTCCCCAACCTCCATTACCCCAGGAGCTAGTTCCCCATCCATATCCATATGTTTGAGTAGAATTACCTATACGATAATAAGGTTCCACCGTCATGGATCCACCAGCTGTGATACCTGCTCCAGTTTCGTTAGAAGGTAATTTAATAGTAACAGTTGTACCAGTAGGTGTTGTTAATACTTCAAATTTTTGCTTTTCTAAAGCGCCAGCTGTAATACTTGTTCCTGAACCTGGCATTGTTACGGATGTTAACATAATAACCATACCATCTTCTAAATTATGTGCACTACTAAAATTTAAAGTAGCATCATCAGAATTATTGGTAGTAGTAATAGTGACTCCTGATTGATTTAAAGATGAGTCTAATGGGGTAATGTCATGAAACTCTCCTTCAAACCATACTGCTAGTATTTGATTTGTACCTACGGCAGTCCATCTATTTCCTTGAGTATCAAACCATGAGAATATTTTACGACCAGCGCCGGGAAGCGTGTTTGTTTGACTTTCTTCCCAACCACCTATCTTTTCGGGTAAACCATATCTAAACCTCGTATAATCTCCACCAATCCAACCGCCTTCAACACCTGAAGGAGTTAATTGTTTATTATATCCAGGAGTAAAATTTACTTTTCGTAGCATAAAACTATTATATTATGACTTAACAAATGATGGAAGTCCTAGCATTGGTCTTCCGTCAAACTTGTTCTTATCAGCAAATGGGCCATTTACATGGTTGTAGTGAAGAAATACTTGTCCACAAACATTTCCTTGAAATGGTTCGCGCCAATGCTCTAAGTCACATCCGCTATATACTAACATATCCCCTACTTCTAGTAAGACTTTTGTTCCGGATGGTGCATTGGGCTTATGTATGTTTCTATGCTCGTCTATGACGCTGTCAGACCCCGTACCGTCGATAAATATGGGCCAGGGATCTCCGCCTAGATTAAGAGTAGTGGATATTTCACAAGAAGGTCTATCTTTATGACGTTTTAAAATATCTCCTTTTTTGTATATTCTTGAGTAAGAATATGTAGGTATTAATTCTAGTCCTGTTTCTTTAGCCATTATGGGTAGCATTTTAACTAATAATGTTTCCATTACAGGATCAGCATAATGAGAATAAGTGTTAGGTATTTGTTTATCTGTCCAAGTGCCAAACATACCATTGTCATAAGTAATATTATTTTTATACATAAAATGAACAGCGTCTCGTTTAAGTAAGAAATAGTTAAATATAAAATTAGATAACTCATAGCTAAGTGCACCTTTAATTACATGATACTTATTAAATTCTACCATTAAAAACCTTTTTGTATAAAATTAAAACTTGCTGATATTCTTAACTCATTTGATTTGTTTGGTTCAACACAATGCCACAACCATGCGGGAAATATAATTATTCTACCTTCAACAGGTTCTA